GATTGCGAGACGATCGGCCTCGCGCAAGGCGCGGCACAACTCGCCGCCTCTCTCGCCCTCGTCACTATCGGCAGCACCGCCGCGGGCATTTTCTACTAAAGCCCCGGCGGGCTTTTCTCTACCTTATATATAAGAACAGCGCGTTTGCGGCCCTCGGGCCGCGGGCGGGCTTGTATAGGGTATTAAAATAGCGACGGTCTATAAATGCCGGGGAAAAGGGGCGGCGGGGAAAAACGAGGGCGAGGCTACTGAACATAGCTAGAGAACCAACCTAACGCCTCGCCCGGTGTTTGTCCCCGCGAGTTCCCCGAGCCTCATTTTCTACCAGAAAAAGAAAATCTTTCCCCGCGAACCATGCTGGGGCCAGCAAAGGAACGGAACGCATGAAATCTTTTTACAGAGAGCGCCGCCATGTTTGCGGAAAGACGATCGCCTCGGCGAAATATCAAGAAGTCGATATTTACCCCATGACAGGAACGGACGCCTCGAGGGCCTACGACAAAGAGGCCGCCGCGCCTCGGCGTCTGCCAACGAGAAAGGCACAAGCGAACCTCAACGACCGAAACGCCCGCCGCCATCTTGTGCAACTGGTTATTACGAATTTCGACGAGCGCGATTTGCACGTTACGCTCACATACGGCCCCGGCCAAGAGCCGACGACCGAGGTCGAGGCTCGCCGAGATCGTGACAATTTCGTTCGCCGCCTCGCTGCCGCCAACAAAAAGGCGGGCGGGGCGCCGCTAAAATACATAATCGTCACCGAGCACAAGGACGCCGACCCCGCCGCGGGCGTCAAGGGGATTCGCTATCATCACCACGTTATTTTGTCGTGCGGTCTCGACCGTGACAAAATAGAAAGCCTGTGGGCACGCAAGGGAGAACGGCTCGGGCGGTGCAATGCCGACCGTCTGCAATTCGAGCGCGGCAGTATCGAGGCACTCGCCCGCTATCTGCTAAAAGACGCCAAGCGCTCGCGCCGCTGGAAACAGAGCCGCGGCCTCGTGCAGCCGAAAAGCCCGCGCCCTGCCGACTGCAAGTATACCCGCCGGGGCGTTGAGAAAATCGCGCGAGATTCTGCGCTACTGCACGACCCAGATTTTTGGGCGAAAAAATACCCGGGGTGGATTCTGAACGAGGCCGAGGCTCGCTATACAGACGCGCTCGGCTGGTATATTTACCTCAAAATGCACAGGGAGGGCCCGCCGCATGGGACTAAGCGAAAAGGACATTGACCGCCTCGGGCCAGCGGCCCGCGCACAGATCGCCGCCGCGCTGAACCATGCCGCGGCCAGAAAGGAAACCTTGCGGCCAAAGCGGGCAGACGAATTTGAAAGCGGACTCGAGGCCCGGTATTACGAGACGGAAATCGCCCCGAGAATCTACGCGGGATTGATCGACACGGTCGAGACGCACAAGGAATTTTTGCTCATGCCCGCCGGGGAGTATTGCGGGCTAAAGCTGCACAGTGCAAAATATACACCCGATTTCTTTATCACCTACAAAAACGGCGCCGTCGAGGTCGTCGAAGTCAAGAGCAAAGCCGTGCGGCGTTTGCAGGGCTCGTATGTTTACCGCCGCCGTCTGTTTATAGAGCTATTCGCCCGCCCGAACGGGTGGAAATTCACAGAGGCTATTTTTTAGGAGACTAAAAATGCAGCTTGAAAACGCTATCGTCATAAGAATCAAAACGTCGGGGTTCGACCTAGACAAAATCGCTCAAAGCGGGCATTGCTTTCGATGGGTCGAAATAGGCCCGTCGAAATATCTTGTCATTGATGGGCGGCGGCAAGCCTTGCTCGAAAAAATAGAGCCGAGCGTCTCGGGCGTCTCGGGCGTCAAGATTTCTTGCGCAGATATGCCCGGACATCCCGCGCACTGGTTCCGATACCTCGATCTGCAAACAGATTATAGCGCCATGCGGGCGGCGATACCGTGGCAGGACGCACCGACGACCGAGGCGGCCGGCATTGCGAACGGCGTGAGGCTCTTGCGGCCGAACCTATGGGAGACGATCATAACCCTCGTGATAGGCCAAGGAATGAGCGTCGAAAAGACCCGCGCCACGGTTACGCGAATGTGTGCAGCCCTCGGCGACTTGTGCGGCGGCCCGTTCGGCGTTTACCGAGCGTTTCCCGGCCCCGACGTCTTGCGCAACGCCACGGAACGGCTCAAGAGCCTCGGCCTCGGATACCGCGCCCGCTATGTCTCGAATATCGCTCGCCTCGTCCTCGAGGGAGAAATCTGCCTCGACTATCTGAATACGGCAGATTATACCGAGGCCAGAACGTACCTCAAGAGCATAGACGGAATCGGCGAGCGGATTGCGAGCCTGATTTGCCTCTATGGCCTCGGCATGAAAGAGGCGTTCCCGGCTGACGCGAATTTCAAGAAAATCGTCGCCCGCAAATACGACGGGCGTTTCCCGGTCGAGCTATACGGCACGAACCGCGGCGTCGCGTGGCTGTATGTGACGACCGCCGACAGAATGGAGAGGGGGCGCGGAAAGTGAAACGAGAAAAGAAGTCGAGAGACGTGCTAAAAGCGGCGCTCTACATCGTCCGCGGCCAACCGCGCCGCGAGCGGCGGTATCGAGACGCGGTCGAGGAAATTCTCGGCGCCGGGGGCGCACAGTATGCCGAGTATACAATGCGCGGCGGCGAGAAAGCTCGGACCTACTTGCCGGGGGCAAAGGGAAAGACGGGCAACCCTACGGCATCAAAGGTCGAGGCCATCGACGCCCTCGAACGCCTCGGGTATGTTAAGACCATGCGCCGGGTGCAAGAGGCGTATGAGGCCATCGGGGGCGATCTTCCCGAGAAAATGCGGCAGGACTTGCAACGGGCGATTTCGCTCAACTGTGCAGATGGCAAGCGCTACACTTACGAGCGTTTGAACGTGGGCGGAATAGGCCGCTCGGACTTCTACACGCGCCGCGCGGCGTTCCTTGCCGACGTGGCCACGGGGTGCGGCCTCGAGTGAATTGCGGACTACGCGCCGTTTTTGTGTGCTATTATGTGTACGATACGAATAGAGGGCAGCCATAGCGGCGGCCCTCTATTGCTTTACACGGGGGCAGCTATGGCGCGGAAATTTTCAAAATCTTTTTACGCCTCGACAGCGTGGAAGAAATGCCGAAAACAGTACATCGCCAGCGTCGGCGGACTGTGCGAGCGTTGCCTCGCTCGCGGCGTCGTGAAACCGGGCTATATTGTGCACCACAAAATCAAGCTCACGCCGTGGAACATAGACGATCAGAGCGTCACACTGAACCCGGCTAATCTCGAATACGTTTGTCTCGACTGCCACAACGCCGACGAGCTCGGCGAGCACTCGGGCACGGGCCCGAAGCACAAGCCGAGGCGGGCGAGGTTCGACAGCGCGGGACGGCTACTCCCCCCATAAAATTTTTACGGGGTGGGCGGCCAGATGACCGCGGGCCAACCTCTCTTTTACCGAGTGGCGCACATAAAGGGGGTGTAGTATTTTGGCAGAGTTTATTAAAAATAAATATATTAAGCAAGAGACAACAAAGTATAAAAAAATCTTTGCAAATTTGCCAAAAGATCGCCTCAAAATTGCGACGGGGCTCATAGAAAGGGCGGCTTTTATGGCCGCCTCTCTCAAAGAGCTCGAGGCCGCGATCAACGAGAAAGGCTATACGGACGAGTACCAGAACGGCGAAAACCAAAGGGGGACGAAAAAGGCCCCCGAGGTCGAGATTTATAACACGATGGTTAAAAACTACACCGCCGCGATCAAGGCGCTCGTCGATATGGCCCCGGAGGATTCGGGCCTTGACCCGGAGGCCGCGGCGATTCTGAACCATATCGCAAAGAGAAAATGAACGGCACATCGTACCTCGAGCAATACGCCCGCGCTATCCTATCGGGGAAGATCACAGCGGGACGCCGTATAAAACAGCAAATGCGGCACTTGCTCGACAAAATCGAGCACCCAGAGAAATACGAGCCCTATATTTTCGACCCGGCGGTCGCCGATCATCATATCGAGTTTATAGAGCGGTTCTGCAAGCAATCGCAGGGACGCCGCGGCGAGCCGTTGACGCTTGAGCTTTTCCAGAAAGCCCGCCTCGAGGCGATTTTCGGCTTTGTCGATAAGAACACGGGGTACAGGCAGTACAACGAGGTTCTCATAATCGAGGGCCGTAAAAACGGCAAGACGACCGAAACGGCGGCGATCGAGCTCGATATGCTACTAAACGACGGCGCGGGCGCCCCGGAAATCTACAACATAGCGACCCGCCTCGAGCAAGCAAAAAAGGGCTTTGTCGAGTGCTGGAATATGCAGCGGAACTCGACCGCGATTCGCAAGCTCGTGCGCAAGCGGCAGAACGATCTATTTTGTGCAGTGAACCTCGGGTTCATCAAACCGCTCGCCGCCGACACAAACGGCCTCGACGGCCTCAATGCTCAAATGGTCGTTATTGACGAGCTCGCCGCCATCAAGAACCGCGACATATATGACTTGATGAAACAGAGCATGGGCGCGGGCACTCGCCCGCAACCGCTTTTGTTCTGTATTTCGACGAACGGCTTTGTCCGCGGCGGCATTTTCGACGATCAGTATAAATACGCTTGCAATATCCTCGACGGCAAGGCCGAGAACGTCCATTTCTTGAGTTTTATCTACGAACTCGACGACCGTGAGGAATGGACAGACCCCGCCGCGTGGATAAAGGCGAATCCGGGCCTCGGCACGATCAAGAAAGTTTCGTTTTTGCGCGAGTGTGTACAGAAAGCAAAGGACGACCCCGCATTTCTGCCGACCGTACTCGTCAAAGATTTCAATTTTCCCGAAAACCGCTCGAGTGCGTGGCTACAATGGCAGCATATTCACAACGATTTCGAGGCCGATCTCGAAAAGCTGCACTTGCGGTACGGCGTCGGCGGGTTCGACGCTGCTGACAGCGTAGACCTCAATGCCGCCGTCGCGCTGGGCATGATACCGGGCGACCCGCACATATACGCCCGCGCTATGTTCTGGCTACCCGAGGACGTTCTCGCCGCGCAGACGACGGACGGCAACCGCCGCGAGCGCGACGAGGCGCCCTATTTGCTGTGGGAGCGTCAAGGGCTCTTGCGGTCGTACCCGGGCTCAAAAGTCGATAAGCACGTCTTTCTCGACTGGTTCCGCGAGCTACGAGACGACGACGATTTTTATATTATCTATATCGCCTATGACCCGTGGCATATCGACGACACGCTCTTACGAGAGTTCAAGCAAGAGTTCGGCGAGCGGTGCATGATACCCGTTCGGCAAGGCTCGCTCACACTCTCGGCCCCTATGAAAGAGTTAAAAGCCGATCTCGCCGCGGGCCGTATCGTTCACAACAACAACCCCGTTTTGCAAATGTGTCTCACAAATACCGAGGTACTCGCCGACACGAACGGGAATATCAAACCGATCAAGGGAATCGACCTCACACAGCGCATAGACGGCACGATCGCGTTGATTTGTGCCTATATAGCGTTGATAAACCATTACGACGACCTGCAAGCGGTCATTTAGGAGGGCTGTGTTTTGGGCCTGTTTGAGAAAATTTTCAAAAAAGAGCGACAGCAACAGGCGGTCGGCCAGTATTTCCAGACGCTCACAGGATATACGCCCGCGTTCACGAGTTTCGAGGGCAGCATCTACGAGGCCGATCTCACCCGCGCGGCGATTCATGCTTTCGCCAAACAGGCGGCCAAGCTGACACCGAAAATCACGGGAACGAAGTGCAAGAGCCTTGAGCCTGTATTGCAAAACCGCCCTAACCCGTTTATGGATGGTTACAAATTCGTCTACCGTCTGGCGACCATGCTCAAGGTTGATAATAACGCATTTATCGTGCCGATATACTCGCAAGATTACGACCGCGTCGTCGGCGTTTATCCAGTTTTACCGCAATCGGCCCGAGTAATTGAGTATCAGGGGCGCCCATATCTGCGCTACCAACTGGGCGGCGGCAACTGGGCCGCGATCGAGTTCGAGGACGTCGGTATTCTGAATCAATACCAGTACAAGAACGACTTTTTCGGCGAGACAAACCGCGCTCTCAACCCCACAATGCAGCTTTTGAACGCGCAAAATCAAGGCATTATCGAGGGCATTAAGCAGAGCGCGACGATTCGCTTTCTCGCCAAAATCGCGCAGCCGTTGCGTCCCGAGGACGTTGACAAAGAGAGACAGCGGTTCATAAAGGCCAATTTGGGCACCGATAACAACGGCGGCGTCATGCTGGTCGATACGAAATACGCTGACGTCAAGCAGATCGAGAGCCGTGCGACTGTTATCAACGCGGCGCAGAAAGCAGCCATCGAGGAAAACGTCTATACATACTTCAACACGAACAAGGCGATCTTGCAAAGTTCGTTCAACGAGGACGAGTGGAACGCCTACTATGAGGGCGAACTCGAGCCGTTTGCGATTCAACTCTCGCTCGTGCTGACAAATATGTTATTTTCTCCGCGCGAGCAAGCGTTCGGAAATTCTGTTTTTTATTCGGCGAACCGCTTGCAATATGCGAGCAATAACACAAAGCTCAATGTCACGACGCAGCTTTTCGATCGCGGTATGATGACGCAAAATCAAGCACTCGACGTTTGGAATATGCCGGGAATCGGCCCGCGCGGCGATCGGTATTTCATTCGCAAAGAGTATGCGGAACAAACCGAGATCACGCCAACGGGCGCAGCCGCGCCGCCTATGGACGCCCCGGCGGGCACGGAACCACAACAGGAGGGTGAAGAAACATGATTACAAAAGATCGCTACTATCTGCCGTTTGAAATGCGCACGGCGCAGGGCGGCGCAGAGGGCGAGAACATCGTCGAGGGATATGCGGCGGTATTTGAGCGCCCGACCGTGCTGTATACCGAGAACGGCGTCGAATACTGTGAGATCATTTCCCGCACCGCTTTCGCGGGCGTGGATTTGTCTGACGTGGTGATGAACTATAACCACACGGGAAAACCCGTCGCGCGAACGCGGAACGGCTCTCTCGTGCTCACGATCGACGACACGGGCCTCAAGGTAACGGCCCGCCTCGGCGGTACGCAAGAGGCTCGTGCCATGTACGAGGAAATCAAGGGCGGATATATCGACAAAATGAGCTTTTGTTTTGTCGCCGACCGTTCCGCGGACACATACGAGAATATCCCGGGTCGGTACACGCGGAGAATTAACCGCATTAAAACAGTCTATGACGTGGCCGCCGTTGACTTTCCGGCATACGACGACACGACATTAGAGGCGCGTTCAGCTTTTGCCGCGGAGGCGGCTAAACTGACGGCGGAGGCCGAAAAACGCCGCAAGAAAGCATATATTTTACAGAAAACTTTGGAGGTATGAAAACTATGAACCGTTTGCAGGAAATTGAACAGCGCCTCGCCGCCATTCGTACCGAGTGCATGAACGAGGGCGCCGATCTGGACGCACTGACGACCGAGGCAAACTCCCTCGTCGAGGAACGCCGCGCCCTGCTGAATCAGCAGAACGACAGCGCCGAGCGCCGCCGCGCATTGCTGGCCGCAATCGCCAACGGCACGGCGGGCGCTCACGACGAGTACGGTTTCAAAATGGAAGGCCCCGAGGGCCGCCGCGCCTACACCAACGCAAGCCCGGAATACCGCGACGCCTTTTTCGCGTACATCTCGGGCCGCAACATGAGCGCAGAACAGCGCACCGCATTCGACAACGTCAACCGCGAAGTTCGCGCCGCGTTCGTCGGCACTACCACGACCGAGGCCGCCGCCATGCCCAAGCAGACCCTTAACGAGATTTGGGATTTGATGGAGGAACAGCACAGCATTTTGAACGACGTGACCATTCTGCGCACGGGCGTCGTTATCAAGGTCGTCAAGCGTACCGCGATCGCGCAGGGCAAGGGCAAAAAGGTCAACGAGGGCGCCGCGAACGACGATTTCAAAGATACCAAGGTCGCCGTTGAACTGACGGGCAACGACTTCTCGGCTACCTGTACTTTGTCCTACGCCGCCGCGACTATGTCCATCGACGCCCTCGAGGCTTTTATCGTGCAGGACATGGCCGATCAGGTCGGCAACGCTATGGCGGCCGATCTTATGACCACGATCAAGGGCGCGATCAACGCCGCGAACAAGCTGACCGCCGCAAGCACGACCGTTTTCACGTTCGCCGAGCTGTGCAGCCTGTTCGGCAGCCTCAAGCGCTGCCGCCGCATGGTCGCGTATGTCAACAACGCCACCCTGTACAAGCAGCTCGTCGCACTGGTTGACGCACAGGGCCGCCCCATCTTCCAGCAGACCGCGCAGGAGGGCGCACAGGGCGCAATCATCGGCGCCGTGATTCACCTCGAGGACGAGGCGGGCGACGGCTGTATCGTCGTCGGCGACCCCTCTCGCGTCCGTTACAACATGGTACAGGACGTTATGGTCGAAACCGATAAGGACATCAAGAACCACGAATATATTTATTCTGGTTACGCCCGCGGCGAGGGCGCCTTGATTGACGATCAGAGTTTCGCCATGCTGTCCCTCAAGACCGGCTAATCAGATCGCAAAATAACCAACCGGGGCCCCGAAAAGGGGCCTCGGCTTTTTTCTGTATGTGGAGGCGTGAACAATGGAACAGAACCAACTATTCGCCGCCGTGAAACTCGCACTCAAAAAAACGCGGGTCACTTCTCTTGACGACGAAATCGAGCGCCTCGTCGCCGCCGCGAAAGCCGATCTCGCCGCCGCGGGCGTCTGCAAGATTGAGGACGACGACGAGAATATTAAACAGGCTTGTGTATTGTACGCGAAAGCGAATTTCGGGGAGACTGAAACCCCGGAAAGGTACGCGGCATGTTTTGAGGCGTTGCGCGATCGTCTGGCCCTCAATTCGGACTACAACGGGGGCGGCAACAATGGCTAAATTCGTCGAGGTCACGCTCGTCAAGGAAGTCACCAACGGCACAACCGAGAATTTCGAGGCGGCCACGTCTCAAGAGGGCGGCTATACCGTAATCGGCGAGAGCAAGGGCATCACCCGGGCCGAGTTCTACGCGGCGAGTAATACCATGTACCGCCCGTCGTTGGTCGTGACGATTTGGGCCGACGAATACGACGGAGAAACCCGCGCAATCATCGACGGCGAGGTTTATACCGTGATTCGTACATACCCGGTCGGCGACAAAATCGAATTGACCTGTCAGCAGAAAGGGGCCGACGAGAATGCCTTTACCGAGTTCGGTTAAGTTCACAAGAAACGGCATCACATACCTGTCAAACGTAGACCGTACCGCGTGGACGATCAAGGAACTAAGCCGCGCCGCCTTGCGCGACGTCGGCAAATTCGTTTGCAACACTGCCCGAAAGCAGACGCGCGAGCGTTTCGGCAGAGCTCTCGGAAAGACACCCGGAGGGCGAAAACGCGCGTATTCGGCGTTCGGCTACTGGGTGCGCAAAATTGAAACCGATTTACAGGTCGGTTCAAAACCGAACACATGGTACGGCGTTTTGCAAGAGCTCGGCGACGAGTTCCGCGGCGCCAGAAAAACAAAAGCCGGGACACTTTTCTCGTTTACGGCGCGGCAACCGAAACGGGCAATCTTGACGACGACCGTGCGCGAGCATATCGACGAAATCAGGTTGATCGAGGGTCAATATCTTTCGGCGGTCGAGGACGAGAACAGGGCTCTCGGACTTATTAACGAGGGGGAATTAAAAGATGATGGCTCGAGCGGCGAAGAATAAAACCGAGTTGAACGAGAGTTTCAACACAGTTTTCAACAAAACCGTCGGCGGATTGCTGAAAAACTCGTCGGGCGTCGCAACGTACAGCAATACGGCGACAGCGGCGAGCTACCCTCGAATTGTGTTCTTTTTTACAACATGGGCCGAGGATAATCTCAAAAAAGGCACGTTGACGGTTCGCATTGCGGGCAATACAGGCGCGGCCGAGGTTGAGAAAATCGTTCAAAATGTTCTGTTCGATCTCGACGGTGCGGTCTACAATGATGAACACATTTATTTGCACCTATACGGCGGGCAATCTTCCCCCGTTGAGGACACAGACAAAACAATCACCCGGCGGCTCGTGACGCTGGATTTTCAAGCACTTGTGAAAGGGGTTTAACCTATGAGCATTTTTAACACTAAGCGTATGACGGCAATGACAGAAAAGACCGTCGAGCATTTTGTGCTCGGCGCGGGCGTTTTCGCAAAAGACTTTATCCCTGGCACGGATACCTACGAGAGCGCAAAGACAGCGGGCAAACTTCTCGGCGCCACCACGGGCGGCGGCGAGTTTAAGGCCGCCAAGGTCGGCCATTATTCACAGGTTGACGGGGCCCCGGAGAACACGAAGGGGCTCTATATCCTCGACTACTGGACGACCACCATGCAGGCGACCGTAAAGGAATTGACCGCCGACACGATCGCCGCGGCAATGACGGCGGCCAAAAAGACGACCGAGGAAAGCGTCACGGGCTACGACGTTATCGTTCCGAAATCGGCTATCGAGCTCGATGATTACACCGAAAACGTCACCTATATCGGGCGCCTCGTCGGCAGCGAAAAACCGATCATCATTCAGATTTTCAACGCTTTCAACACGAACGACCTCTCGATTCAGCCCAAGGACAACGACGAGGCGAGCGTTCAAGTCATTTTCGCGGGCCACTATGACCCGAACGATCTCGAAACGCCGCCCTATAAAATCTACTGGCCAAAGGAGGCGTAAACCATGCGTAAACTCATTGCATCGGACGTTTTCGCCGCCTTGCGCGTCGTTTCTGCGATTGAAAAAAAGCAGGGCATTGAAACGACTATCAAAGACCTCGTAAAGAACGCGGAAAACGAAACGAAAGCCGACGGAGACGACAAGACGGCCAAGGAACGCAACGACGATTTTATTGTCCGCGTCGGCGTTAGCGGAGTTTTCAAGATCATCGAAATCGCAACCGAGACCCGCGTAGAGGGCCGCGTTTACGAGTTTCTCGCGGGGCCTTTTGAAATGGCCCCGGCAGACGTACAGAATATGCCGCTCCCCGACTTTGTCGAAAACGTCACGCGCCTCACAAAAGAGAACGATTTGAGCTCTTTTTTTACCTCTGTTCGCAAACTCGCGCAAAATATGTGATCGACTTGATCGCCCGCCGCTATCCTAACCGCGATTTTATGCAAGGATGGGATTTCGGCGAGGCGGTCGATTTTATAATCTACGCGATCGAGCGAACGGCAGAGGAACAAATAGAAATGCGCTGGGTTCTGCATTATCAAGACAGGATGACATTGCAGGAGTTCAAAAACGCCCTATCGTCTGCGCAGACACAGAACACAGAACGGCCCGAGCCTATGATTGAGGCCGACGTCGAAAAAATCCTAAACATGAGATTGGAGGTGTAAAAAATGGCCGCGGGCACTGAAATATTTCGCCTTTTTGGGCGAATTATGATAGAAACGTCGGACGCCGAAAGAAGTCTCTCAAAGACAGAATCAAAGGCGAAAACGTTTCTCGGCACAATCGGAAACGGCGTCGCGACGGTCGCAAAATTTGCCGGGGCTGTGGGCGCCGCCGCGCTGACGGCGGCAGGGGCCGCGACAAAGGTCGCCGCCGACTTTCAATCTCAAATGAGCAATGTGCAGACGTTGCTCACGGGAACACAAGACGAAATCGCCGCGAAAGTATCGAAATACGGCGATATTGTCAAGGAAGTTTCCCGAACAACTGGCCTCGAGACGAGCAACTTGACCGATGGCCTGTATCAAGTTGTTTCCGCGTTCGGTGACGTTGACGACGCCGCGAAAATCATGGAGATCGCCGCAAAAAGCGCGAAAGCGGGCAACGCTGAAACGAGCGACGCCGTCAATTTGCTCTCGGCGGTAACAAAGGGGTACGGCGATATTTCTGCCGAGGCCAACCAGAAAGCCGCCGACCTCGCATTTACGACGGTTCGCCTCGGTCAAACATCTTTCCCGGAACTGGCCTCGAGCATGGGCAAAGTTATACCACTATGCGCGACGATGAAAGTTTCGGAGGAGGAACTATTCGGCGCAATGGCTACCCTAACGGGCGTAACAGGCGGAACGGCGGAAGTATCGACGCAGCTTAAAGCAGCAATACAAGGCTTTATGCAACCGACGACCGCCATGACGTCGGCCCTTAAAAAAATGGGCTATGAGAACGGACAGGTCGCCATTGAATCGCTCGGACTTCAAGGCGCTCTCGACGCGCTGAAAGAATCTGTAAACGGCGACGAGCTTGCGTTCGCTGGTATGTTCTCAAGTGTAGAGGCGAAAACTGCCGTTCTGGCCCTCGCGGGGGCACAGTCGGAGGACTTCACCAACAAAACAAAGGAAATGTATTCGGCAACGGGGGCCGTCGAGAGCGCTTTCGACACGCAAACGGCAAACCTAAAAGGAACGCTCGGAAAGCTGAAACAGGCGGCAAGCACGGCCGTCATAGAACTCGGCGAGAAATTCTTGCCCGTGGTTCAAACGCTCGCCGAGTGGGTGCTTGAAAATATGCCCGCGATTCAAGCGACGATCGAGGTCGTTTTCGACTATTTGACGACGGTAACGAATACTTGCGTCGAGTATATTACCATGCTGAAAGACGCCGCGAGCGCGTGGGTCGCCGATCATCAAGAAACCGTGAACGCAATCTTGACCGCAATACAAAATTTGTGGCAGTTTGTGCAAACGATTTTCTCGGCGCTTATGACCGCCGCGGGCGCCCTCGGCGACTGGCTGGGCGCGTGGGCGGACGAGAACCTCGGCGACATTGTGCAGACCGTGACGGCGGCGGTGAACTCGATTGTTTCTTTCGTTTCCGCTTTCGCCTCGTGGGCCGCGGCGTTCTGGCAAGCGCACGGACAAACGATCATGTCGATCGTGCGCCCCTTGCTCGAGGCCGTTAAGACAATAATCTCGACGGCCCTGCAAGTTATTACGCAGGTTTTCAACATTTTCGCCGCGCTTTTTCGCGGTGACTGGGGCGAATTGTTCCGCGGCATTGCTACGCTCGTCTTGACGATTCTGAACGGTATCGTTTCTACAATCGGGAATATTTTTCAATCTATAATCAACTTGATTTTTGCAAAATATAACGATATGTACAACGCGGGCCGTTCAATCTTTCAAGGGCTTTTCGATGGCATAGCGGGCGTTTGGAACAGCATTTACAACTGGGTCGTTGAAAAAGTAAACTGGTTAAGCGACAAGTTGAGATTTTGGAACTCGTCTCAATCCAAAATGAGAGCAAACGGCAGCCACGCGACGGGCCTCGAGTATGTGCCGTTCGACGGCTACCGCGCTATCTTGCACAAGGGCGAGCGCGTCCTCACCGCCGAACAGGCGAAAGAGGCCGACAAAGGCCAGAACGGCGGCAACACGCGCGTCGTCAAGGTCGAAATCGGCCAGTTTATCAACCAGACCGAAAAGGACATCGACGAGCTCGTCGAGATCATCGACGAAAAGCTCGAGGAACGGAGGGAGCGCGAGGAACATGATTAATTATTTCCATTACAGAGGCGTTTGCTCGCTCGACCTCGGCGTTCTGGTATCGGACGCGGAACCGTGGACGACGAAAGTGACCCCGGAAACCGTGACGATACCGGGACGCGGTGACGCCCTACTCGGCTACGAGTACAGCAATAGCGACGCGGTATATAACATCATCATACGCAAGACCGGGCGCGACACACTCACGGACGCCGTCGAACGTGTGCGGCGCTGGTTATTGCCCGACGTTGATTATTCACCGCTACGCGACAGCTACAACCCCGGCTATTATCGCCGCGCATATCTCCCCGGCGGGCTCGCCGTGACCCGCGACGGGTTACATGAGGCCGTTGCAACCGTCACGTTCTCGGCTATGCCGTTTAAGTATGCCGACGGCGGCGATACGGCGATCACGGCGAAAAGCGGCCTAAAGCTCTACAACCCCGAAACATACGAGGCGGCCCCGCTGCTCAAGATCACGGGCACGGGCGCCGCCGACATTTATCTCGGCTCTCATGCGCTGCACATCAAAGAAATCGGCGGCCTCGTCTACATCGACACCGAGGACGAGAACGCATTTGACGACACAAAGAGCCGAAACAGCGATATTACTCGCGTCGTTGACTGGCCCCGCCTCTCCCCCGGAGAGACGGTCGTACAGTATGACGGCGCGGGAATTACTGGCGTTGAGATAACGCCTCGATGGAGGTCGTTATAATGCACCCTATTTTGTACCCACCCGGCGAGAAAGACTTTCTCGACAACGGGCTCGCGGTGCTGACTGACTGCACAAAATGCCTCGTGACAGAGGAACGAAACGGCGCGTACACGCTCGAAATGCAGTACCCGGCAAACGGCCGGCACTACGATCTCATTGCCGAGGATTGCATTTTACTCGCTAAACCAAACCCGGACGACGAGCCGCAGCCGTTCCGCCTCTATAAAAGCGGGCTAACTATGTCGGGCGTTACAACATGGTACGGAGAGCACGTCTCGTATTTTGCGAACGACGTGCCGATTGAACCGATTGCACAATCACAGACAACCCCGGCGGGCGCGTTCGCCAAAATTTCAGCCGCCGCCGCGCTCGAGAACCCGTTCACGTTCTCGACGACGCTCTCGACCGAGACGTCGTTCGGCCTTGCCGCCCCGACACCATTGAAAAAAGTTCTCGGAGGCGTTGAAGGCAGTGTTCTCGATCAATTCGGCGGCGAGTACCACTATAACAAGTGGAAAATCGAGCTCTTGAAAAACCGCGGCGCCGACCGCGGCTTTGTCATTTCCTACGGAAAGAATTTGACGGACATTTCTCAAGAGAAGAACCTCACGAAAGTCACGACGGCGATTTTTCCGTTCTGGAAAAGTTCGGACGACGATACACTCGTCACCCTGCCCGAGAAAATTGTCGTGCTGGACGGCGCCCGCGAATACGGTCACGTTCATTGCAAGACGATCGACTTTTCACAGGATTTCACGGACGCCCCGAGCGTTGACACCTTGAGGGCCTACGCGAAAGCCTACCTAAAGACATCCGGCATTGCCGAGCCCGTTGTCAGTATCACGCTCAAATATGCGCAGCTTGTGAAACGCAAACAGGGCGCCATAATAGCGGGCCTCGCCTCGGCCTCGCTGTGCGATACGGTATCGGTCGAGTTTCCGCGCTATGGTATTTCGGTCAAGGCGAAAATCATCAAGGTCGTTTATAACACGCTGAAAGAACGGTATGAAGAGGCAGAAATCGGCAAGGCGAAAAGCCGCCTCTCTCAAACTGTGAACAATTCTCGAGTAGACCCCGACGAGATCATAAAAAAGGCAACGACGGACAGCAAAAAGACCGCCGCCGACCTCATTGACGCCGCCTCGAAAGAAATCGTCGAGAGTATCACAGGCTCGAACGGCGGCTATGTCGTCCAGCGACCCGCAAAAAATCCGCAAGAGACCCTTTACATGGACACGCCCGACGTCACGACCGCGAGAAACGTTATGCGTCTCAATAAAGACGGAATTGCGTTCTCGACGAACGGCGTCGGCGGCCCATACTCGGGCGCCCTCGCCATCAACGGAAAGTGGTTCTCACAATTTATTGCGACGTGGGAGCTCACAGCGAATATTATCAAGGCGGGAATACTGCAAGACGCCGTCGGTAAAAACTCGATCAATCTCGACACGGGCGAGGTCAATCTCGACTGCAAGAGCCTCAAGATAGAGGGCAAGACGACCGAGGAAATCGCCGCGGGCAAGGCCAGCGAGGCAGAAACTGCCGCGAAAAAGGCCGCCGCCGATGAACTGAACGCATATAAAGAGGCCGTGACAAAAGACCTCGCTGATATGCAAGGCCAGATCGACGGCCAGATTGAGACGTGGTTCTATGACGCCGAGCCGTCACCGACGACGCCCCCGGCGTCCGATTGGACGACGGACGAGCTCAAGGAGAACCACGCGGGCGACCTGTATTATAGCGGCAAGGGCTACGCCTATCGCTGGACGTACTCGGGCAGCGCGTGGACGTGGTTACAGATCAAAGATACAGACATAACCGCGGCCCTGCAAAACGCCAAGAGAGCGCAGGAAACCGCCAACAGCAAGCGGCGAACGTTCCTCGTTCGGCCGACGCCGCCCTATGACATCGGCGACCTATGGGCGAACGGTACAGATTTGCTTGCTTGCGTCACGGCCAGAGGCGAGGGCGCCTCGTATTCCGCGAACGACTGGGAAACCAAAACCGACTACACGACCAAAAAGACCGCGCAGCTCATCGTTGACGCATCTATCGAGAAAATCGAGCTCGGAATCGCCGAGGACGTCTCGGCGACCGACTTTTTCTCAACAGCGGCATGGAAAGCCGAGAGAGGCAGTTATACAGCGACGTCGGGCTCGGTAACGATTGCGGGCGATACCGCTACAGTCGTCGCCCCGGACAGCACGGAAACGGGAAAGCGCCGCGCGGTCGTTATCGACGTACCGACGGCCATGCTCGCCGCGACGCAGGGAAAGCGAGTGACGCTTTCAATGCGCTACAGGGTAAACGCGGAAATTTCGGGCAATGCCGTTATCGTATTGTGGGCAAACTACGAAAGCGGGAACGAATCTCGCCGCCTCGTGACACTCGCAACAACGTCACAGACAACCCCGGCGGGCGATTGGACGACGGCGACGTTGAATTACACATTCAAGGACGAAAAGCCGACGCGAGTTTACCTGTTCGCGTACCTGTACGCGGGCGCGGGCAGTTTGAGCGCAGAACTGCCGATCATGAGCGAGGCCACGGGAAAAAAGAGCACGATCTCGCTCACAAAGGACGGAACCACAATCAGCAGTTTCGCCCTCGACTTGAGCAAGTATGCGACGGGAACCGAGCTCAAAGTCGGCCTTGATGAAATTTCCGCCTCGGTCGTGAAGAACGGCGAAATCCGCTCGAAATTCGCCCTCGATTCGTCGTCGTGTACGATCTCGGCGGGCACTATCAAATTTACGGGAAACACCCTCGTCGTAGAGAGCACAAATTTCAACCTTAACGCCGACGGCACGGTCAGCATTACGGGCGCGTTCTACTCGAACGGTTCAAGCGGCAACGCCACAATCAGAGACGGGATGATAAATCTAAGCGCACTCAACGCTGACGGGAACCGCTATAATACAATCTCGCTAAGCTACACGGCAAAAGCCTACCCGAGCGGGTCGCTCACCGTTTACAGCCGCCGAGCAGACGGAACAGTCGGCAACGGCGTAGTTATACAGGGCAGCGACGCCGATTCGAGAATCTGGATATACAACGCCTACGGAAACGCCGACGTTTTATTGACGTCGGGCGCTGGCAACAACTGCGAGTTTGCGGGAGGCATCAACGTCAAGGGAATAAACGGCGTCAATGTCTCTCGCGCTGTCAGCGCTCGAGATTTGAAGTGGTGGGGCGATCTTTTGGCGACGGGAGCACAGACGAGAATAAAGCCGCGCGGCGGGCAAAATGCGCTCTATACAGACTGGCAGTATTGGAAATCCGTGAACGGTGTGAGCTACTGGGTGCTCACGGGCAAGGATACGCCATGGTAAAAAAAGGAGTAACCACATGACAAGCGACGAAATTATTTCGGAAATGCAAAACCGCGTCGTCGAGACGCTGAACGCCTACGAAATGCCTACGACGGTCAAGGTGCTCGTTCTCGAAAATGCGATTTTGCGCTACAACATCGCAATGCAAAAACAGCAGATCGAGGCCGCGGCAGAACCGCCCGCACAGGTTGACCCGGCGGACGAGCCGCCCGCACAGGCCGAGGAAAGCGAACAGGAGGCCGACAATGCCTAACTATGAGAGTTACCAAGTTATAAAAGAGATTACGCTCGATCTCGTGGCGCCGGGGCTCGCCCCGGTCGTCAACGTGCCGCAATACGACACGAAAGGCAGGGTCGTAAAAGTAAACCTCGTGAGCAATTCGGCGGCCTACGAAATCGAGAGCGATTTCGAGGTTCACGCCGTAATGTCTAAAAAGGACGGCAAGAGCGTCAATAACCCGTGCGTTGTTGACGGCAGCACGGTCTATGCTGTGATTTCTAAGCAAATGACCGTTTTCGAGGGCCGCCAGATGGTCGCTATTTCCATAACAAACAACAGCGACGTCGAGCTCAAGGCGTTTCCGTTCGTGCTGAATGTGATCCGCGCCCCGAGCGACGCCGAGAGCTACGCAAGCGAGGACGAGCACATCGCGTTTGAAACGACATATAAACAAGTTCTCGAGGCTAAGACTGCCGCAGAAAACGCCGCCAAGGCTGCCGCAAATTCTGCCGCCGCGGCATCGGGCGCTGCAAGCGCGGCGAGCTCGTACGCGGGCGCCGCACAGTCAAACGCGAGCAACGCCGCCGCGAGCGCGAAAAAGTCGCAGACGAGCGCGGGCAACGCGGAAGAGTCGGCAACCGCCGCGAAAAACTCGAAGGATGCCGCCGAACAGGCGAGAGACGACGCTACGGCCAGCAAGAGCGCCGCCGCGTCCTCGGCACAGGCCGCCAGCGCGGCCCTCGCGGGTGTACAGGCCATTGTTGCCGGGAACGAGGCATACACAAAGGCCGAGAGCGACGCCTATTTTATGGACGTGCGCCGCTCTCTCGCCCTGTATATCGCGGCAACGAAAAACGTGCTCGCCGATCAGAATGACGTTGCGCCGCTGTGCGAGAACTTTTTCGCGGCACTGCACGACGGCAAGGTCTACGGCGTTGAGTTTTACAAGCATAGCACGAGCCCGGCGTCGGCAGGGTGGAAAACCCGCGACAATGCCGCGCTCGTATGTGAGCCGAGCACAAACAGCAAGGCGGGCCGCGACGACTACGTTAAACGGGCTTTGTTCTGCCCGTTTAACGTCGATTATACCATCGACGCGGAGACCCTCGAGCCGAAAATCTCGGCAATCGAGGGCGTGTTCGGAACCTATAACGCCAAGGCCCCGGCGGGCTTGATCGGCGTCATGCAGCAAGGCGGGTGGGTGCGCTACTACGACGCGGGCTCGTCTTTTGGCTACGAGTACGCCGACGAGCGCGTCTCGTCCGAGTTCTACCCGCTCGAGGCGACCGTCAAGGCGAGCGACAATTCGGTTCGGTCGTTTATGATTCACGCGAAATACGCCGCGGGCTACGGCGCCGACGGCAAGCTCGGCTCGCTCTCGGGAGCCGCGTGCGCTATCCGAACGATCTCGCACAATAGTCAAATTAACATGTGGAAACAGCGAGGCGCACAGTATTGCGGCAAGAGCTACGCTGACGGCGGCTTTGTTGATCTCATGTTCTGGCTCAAATACGGCGATAAGGCCAACGCGAGCAAAATGCAGGGGTGCAGGAACTACGCCTATACCTACGCGATCACGGTCGCACAGACCGACGCAAAGAGCGTGATTCTCAAGAAAACAGACGCCGCGAACCTCGTCGTCGGCAGCGCGATCGACGTCGGAGACGGCAGCGATAGAAGTAACGCCGCGAGCTACGCCGTCGCGTCGTCTGCCGTTATCCTCTCGATTGAGGCGTATGACGACAACAATAGCCGCGTGAACCTCGATCTCGCCGCGGGCATTACCACGACCACGAGCAACAAAATCAATACTATTGCGTGGCGCTCTGGCTCGTGCGACAACGTCCTCGGCGTGGACGGCTCGCCAACCAACTGCACGAGCGGCAAAGAGCCGTTTATTATTCAAGGAATCGAGTGCATGGTCGGCGCCTATGAAGTATACGCCGACGCGATTTTCAAACTCGAGAGCGCCGACGGCGTATTTAAAATTACGCCGTGGATTTGCAAAAAGGCGAGCGAGATCACGAACAACGCGATCGGCTCGGCCTACAAGGCTCTCTCGTATAGTCTCACGCCGCCGACCTCGGCGGGGTGGCGCTATATCTCAAGCATGGGATTCGACCCGGCTCACCCGTGCGCCAACTTCCCGGACGGCCTCGACGCGAACTCTAATACGGGCTACCGCGCGGGCTTTTATTCGGAGAACGCGACGAACGCCTTGCGCGAATGGCGGGCCGTCGGCAACCTCTGGTTCGGCTCGGGTGCCGCCCTCGGGTGCGCTACCTCGAGCGGCGGCCTCGGCTTCGCGTGGTGGGGCATCTCGGGCCGCGCTTGTGGAACGGCCGGGAACAGGGGTGAATTTGCGGCATAAGGCCGCAAAGAGGGGGCCCGGCCCCCTCATAAGCCTATAAGCAAAATCAAAATAGGGATATGTCGCCAGCGTCCGCGGTTTTCTTTCTCTGCCCGGCAGGCCGTCGGCAACCTCAGGAACGGCACGAATGCCGCCCTCGGGTGCGCTAACTCGAACAACGGCCTCGGCAACGCGAGGTGGAACATCTCGGGCCGCGTTTTTGGTGAACAAAGTATTTATACCTTGCGGCATATTCCTCGGGAATACCCGAAAATTGAGTTGAAACCGGCACGGCCCCACGCGGGCCGGGGCGAGGCCGCGGGCCCCGCTCGTTGCTAGTAGTAAAGGCGGCGACGCCTAACCGAACGCTACTGCGCTCACCAAAAGACTTTTTTACAGGCGAATGAAAACATATTGCAAGAATATTGACATAACAGACCCGGAACAGATCGAACCGTTCATCGCTCTGTGCTTTGCAGGGAAAACAGGGCGCCGCAACTTCCAGCGCCTCGCCATGAGGTACAGCGACCTCACGCAAGGCCAGATCGACGAGGCCGTTAGAAAGCACGACAACGGGGTATTTGCCCCAGCAATCAAGGGCGTCGCCGTAGAGATCGCGGCCAGAATCCGCCGCCGCTCGCTCGACCTGCTGCCGATACGCTACTACGAGCGGGCGGACGAGAGCAACGGGAAAATTCGTCTCATAGGCGTCGAGAGCACGTTGCAACAGTGCATGGACTACGTCGCCGTTTGGGCCCTCATGCCTCTATTTCGGGCAAAAATAGGGCGCTATCAATGCGCGAGCATACCGGGCCGCGGCCAAGTGGACGGGAAACGGGCTATTGAGAGATTTATTCGGCGAAAAGACCCGCACGGCACAAAAAGCAAGTATTTCGTAAAGATGGACGTTCGGCATTGCTACCAGAATTTAACGCGGCGGGCCGTAATGCGCCGCCTACGGCGTGACGTTCACAAGAACCACGTTCTCTTATGGTTCGTTGACGCATTGCTTTCGACATTTCAGCACGGTTTTAGTATCGGCTCTTTTCTGTCGCAATTTCTTTGTAATTATATGCTTTCATACGCCTACCATTTCGCAACCGAGCAACTATATAAAATACGCAAGCGCAGGACAGGCAGGGCGGCGCGGGTGCGCCTCGTGGGCTTTGTATTGTTCTACATGGACGATATACTATTCATCGGCGCAGCTTTCAAGGACGTCAAGAAAGCCGCCCGTCTGTTCTGCACATATCTGCGCGACGAGCTCGGCCTAGAAATAAAACCTATATGGCACGTCAAGGCCCTCGCAAAAGAACCTATCGACATTATGGGCTTTGTCATTCGACGCGACCGCACAACCGTGAGGGCGCGTATTTTTGTACGCGCACGGCGGCAATTCTTGCGGGCGTGGGCGTATTTAAAAGCGGGCGGCTATATCACGATCAAGGCGGCCCGCCGCATTATAAGCTATCGCGGCTACTTCTCACACACGGACAGCGTCGGAATCAGTGCGAAATTGCACATCGTCGAAGTATCGCGGGCCGCGAGTAACGTCATATCAGCCGCCGCGCGAGCCGAGCTCGCCGCCGCAGCTTGAAAGGAGCGAAAACATGATCGAGAAACGTGTTCAGTACGCGACAGAGCCGCACGAGGTTGAATTTTTCGAGTTGCCCGGGGGCCTCGCCGACGTTTGGATTGCTCGCAACGTCGAAAGGGTTGAGGACGTTGCCGACAACGGCCCTGACCCCGCCGACGCCGTGCCGTGCGTCTATTACAAGGCAGACGTCGCCTATATGCGGGCCGCGGTAACGCTCAAGGAAATTACCGCGGACACCGACGCGGCCTATAAGCGGGCCGCCGCATGGGCGCCGGAGGCCATCACACTGCCGACAACGCTCGAACGCATTGAGGCGCTCGAGGCGTTGGGGAACGATATTCTTGCGGTTATGTTTGGAGGTGAGTAAAATGTTCCGCTTTTTAAAAACGCAGTACCGTTTGCAACAGACCGAGGAAAAGCGGGCCGCGTACAAAGAGAAATTGCGCTCGTACTGTCCTAAGATCATCACGCCCGAGCAGTACGAGGAAATCACGGGCGAGAAATTCGAGAACGATTCGGAGGTTTAACGCTATGAACATTTACGGCATCGACACAAACCATCATCACCCGATCACGAGCTGGGCCAGCGTCGCCGCATGGCTGAAACGCATGAACAACGGCGGCCCCGGCTTTGACATGGTACGCCTCGGCTATTCCTCACGCAGCGGCAAGGGCGGGCTCATTCTGGACAATATCGCGCTCACGAGCCTCAAAACGTGCAATAAGATCGGAATCCCGGTCGGCGTGTATGTCTACTGCTACGACACTACGCCCGCCGCCGCCGAGAAAACGGCCCGCGACGTTATCGCCGCAATCAAGCCGTACAAAATCGAGTACCCCGTCGCTTACGACATGGAGTACGGCACACACGACGGCAGGGCAACGGGGTACAAGTACGACAACAAGGCAAACGCCGCAAACAATACGGCCATCGTCGCCGCCGCGCTCAAGACCATCGAGGCGGCGGGCTATTACGGGCAGATTTATTGCTCGCGCGACTTCTATCTCAACTACCTCGAGCGGGCCAAGCTGTCCGCCTATGACGTGTGGGAGGCCGCCTATACTTCTAAGGACACCGCCGCCGTCGTCAATGGTATTTGGCAGTACACGAGCAAGGGCAGCGTTCCCGGCATTACCGGGAATGTCGATCTCAACGTCGCATATAAGAACTACCCGACGATCATCAAGGCCGCGGGCCTCAATGGCTTTACGGCCGGCAAGCCCGCAACAGACACCGCCCACGAGCTCAAGACCATCAAGGCCGGGCCCATGAGCGCGGGCGACTACAAGAAACACACCGCGGCGCTCGCCGCCGACGGCATTGCATGGGAGGACTGCTAAAATGATGAACGAGGCAAGAACTGCATACTATGGCGCGTTGACCGCGTTTTCTCTCGTCGGCACGGCTATCGCCGAGGCCCTCGGCGGATGGGACGGGGCCCTCAAGGCCCTCGTCTGCATTATGGCCGTCGATTACATTACGGGCGTCGTCTGCGCCTTGATCTGGCACAAGAGCCCGAAAAGCGCCGACGGCACTTTCGAGAGCAAGGCCAGCATCAAGGGCCTGTTCAGAAAAGGCGCGATTTTGCTCGTCGTGCTGGTCGCCTATAAGGTGGACTTGCTCGCGGGCACGGAGGGCGTTACGCGCACGGCGGTAATTCTCTTTTTCTGCGCAAATGACGGCATGAGCATCGTCGAAAATCTCGGCATTATGGGCGTTCCCATGCCCCCGGCGTTGAAAGACGCTTTCGCCGTCTTGCGGCAGAAATCGGGCGACGAGGAAAGCGCAGCCGACGAAACTGAATAATAAGGCATAGAAAAAGCCCCTCACTCGTCTATATCGACGGTGAGGGGCTTTTTTTAGTTGCCCGGCTCGCGGGCGACGACAATACCGAACACGCCATTCACAAATATAAATGACTGGTTCGTTTTTGTCGGTATTTGGTGACCCGTGCGGGAATCGAACCCACGTTAACGGCGTGAGAGGCCGCTGTCTTAACCGCTTGACCAACGGGCCATAATAAAAAAGAGA